GGCCCTTACAGAGCAATGGATGGAGTTTGTTTCTGATGCTCCGAGCGTGGGCGGCGTATATGTCCATGAAAGCGAAAAAGAATTTTACGAGAGGGAAGCACCCCGCTACAAGGTCGGCGAGGTCGTGGCCGTGGCGCAGAGCTACAAGAGTTGCGGCAATTACCACGTTCCAAAGGAACATGCAGGATGGGGCAATAAGCTATTTGTAAACCCTGCACTGATGCCGTACCGAATCCGCATCACCGGAATCAAGTGCGAGCGGTTGCAGGATATTTCGGACGCGGAGTGCATGAAAGAGGGAGTAGTAGGCGGGATAATTGGGTATTATGTTCCAGGCATAAAATGCAAGGATTGGAGCAAAGAATCGTATGTAGATACCGAGGACGGCAGAACTTGGAAATTATTCCCTACTCCCTGCGAAGCCTTCGCTTCGCTGATCGACAAGGTGTCGGGACGGGGAATGTGGGAGCGTAATCCGTGGGTCGTGGCTTATGAGTTCGAACTGGTGAAATAGTTACAAATTGTGGAAATATTTAAAGTTGAATTCTCTTGGGTAGAGGAAAGCCCCAGCGGAGGCCCGTGGATGGCTAAATCCGAAATAAAAGTATATGATGCTGAAACCGCAAAAGAACTGATGACAAAGATCGATGCGTTTTTGAATGACGATCGAAACGGATACCGAAAGCATATAAAGGTCGATAATATCGAAAGGCTGTAAATATTTTTTCGCAAATCGATCGCCTGCGACCGCCAAAACGAATTTTTTAACCAATATAATTATTATGATTACGATAACTTTCGGTAAATGGGTGTTAGCGCTGGGATTTAATTATTCGTATAATGGCTCATGCTTCTATTCTTCGTTTGCATTCTTACCAACCGTTAGATTTATATGGGTGAGAGTTCTCGACCGAAATCTTTACGAGTTTCGAATCGAGTTCCTGAATTTGTTTTATTCCATTTCCTTTAAGGAAGCCGCGAAACCTGAGAATTGAACGAAATACGAACGAGCAGACCGTAAGATCTGCTCGTTCGTCATTTTGTCGATATTTTGCGAGAATCTCGCTATTTTATCGATACGTCTCCGATCTCGACGCTGACGGATACGCGTCGGGTTTGCGGTTCGGCCGATGTGTCGATAACCGTCACGGCATACTGTTCGAGGTTGACGATGGTGCTGTCGTGGTCGTGATCCGTGACGGATCGCATTCGGGTGAATGTCCCGGCATAATCGAGCCTCAGATCGCGCAGTACGATGCGCAGGGCGCCGAGCAATTCGAAATCCTCTACGGCAGGATCGGCGGTTCGTCCCACGGCGGACGTCCGTCCGCGTACCTTCGTCGCGACGTAGATGTTTACGAGCACCGTTCCGCGCTGTACGTGCCGTCCTACCTGCTGCCACTGTATATCCGAGAATTCGATCAACGCGCAGGGATAGCGCAGCACCTTCTCCTCTTCGAGGTGTGCGAACTGGTTGTTGTAACGGTCGACGTATGCGACGAGTTTCGAATCCAATAGTGCATGTGCGATGTCCGTGTAGAGTTTCGCGCGAACGTCTTGGGATTGTCTTTCATCCATGATTCAATGCTATTTAATCGATGTTTCAAATGTCGAATATCTCTTCCACGGCGCGCTCTACGATGCGATCGAGCTTTTGGTCGAGCATCTGGCTGTCGCCCATGAACTGCCGCTGCGGCAGCTGCATGTGGCGTGTGTGGCTGCGCACGGTGTGGCTTCCGGTCTCTACGCGCTTCGTGCGTGTCCGCTCCTTTCCGGAGCTCGTGGTGTACTTTTCTTGTACACGTCCGTAGGTGCGGCGCGTGTGGGCGCGCACGGTGACGGTCTCGTCGACGCCGAAGTTATGCGCGGCGGCATAGGGTGCTTCGGCGGCGATGGTGATGCGGCGGAATGTCGCACGACGGATGCGGATCGATTTACGGAGTCTGCCCGTTTTGACGAGGATCGCACGACGACGGCGGCCGTCCGACTTTTTGCGTGGTTTCCATTTCTTGATACCGTGTCCTGTATCCCAGCCTTGTTTCGTAAATGAGTCGACGAAAAAGTTACGGGCCGCATCGGCCATGGCCTGCGGGAGTCGAATGCGCACGCGGTCGAGTCGATGCCGAAGGTCGCGCCAGGAGTAGGCGTATCCGTTGACAATGATTTTCTTTGCCATTACAATAGTGTCGTTTGGATGAATTTTTCAGTGCGACGTGCCGCTGTTCGTGCATGTTTCGGATCGATCTCATACCCCACGAATCGGCGTCCCAGTTTGGCAGCCATTGCACACTCCGTTCCGCTTCCGGCGAAGGGTACCACCACGAGTGCACCGGGACGTGTCGTGACCTGAATCAGATAACTGGTGATCGCATCGCCTTTGACTGTGTCGTGCCCGTAGCGTTTCGATGCACCGGAATCTTGCGGAAACTGCAATACGTCGGTTGACCGTTCGGGAAGATTGAACGGCCGCCGCAGCTCCTCGTAGTCCTTGCGCAGCTCCTCGTAGTCCCTGCGTAGCTCCTCGTAGTCCTTGCGCAGCTCCTCGTAGTCTCGGCACAGATACTCGCTGTTGGGCCGATCGCCGTTGAAGAGGTTGCGAAGACGTTCATAATTCTCTCGGGTCGGCAATTCCCATTGTGAGCCGCGCGTGAACCAATGTCCGGCCATGCAGGTATGTAGGGCATCGTTGACATGCTTCGGTGTGAAGCCTGCCCGTTCCATTTCCGAGATCATGTAATCTACCAGAGGCTTCATGCACCGTGTCCGGCACATCCCCTGTTCGTATTCGAATACACGCAGAATTTTCCGAGCCTCACCTTCCCGAATCTCAGGCCTCGACTCATAAAGTATGAATCGTTCTGCATTCGGAATGAATTTACGCGATATTTCTGCGTTTTGCACTTTACCCCAACCGTTCGACTTATTCCATGTGCAGCTATTTAAAAACTGAAACATAGTGTCAAGGATCACCTGCGTATATGCGATTCGATTATCGGAGCCCCACCATATCAGTGTACCGTTGTCTTTCAATAAGCGCCGGCACTCTTCACCCCAGCGGCGTACATCGTTCAGGTAATCGTCGAACGTCGGCCATACGAAGTCGAAATCGCCTTTGTACTGGAAATAGGGCGGGTCGGCGATAATCAAGTCGGCGCAATGATCGGGCAACCGATTTTTCATAAAATCGCAGTTGTATACGACATTTTCGGGGATTTCCGTCATAATTTTTTGGAATTAAGAATTTGTTGATTATATTTGCATTGCATCTTTATGGCAGTCGTTGGACTGCAAGTCCTGCCTGCGGACAGGGCCACCCAAGCGAGCCTCTTCGGAGGCTCGTGTTTTTTAGAATCTTTCGACCTCTCCATCGGGAAATATGACGATGAGCTCATCGAGTCGGTTGTCGCGCTTGGCGGCCGTGGCGCGTTCACGTATGCGGTAGTTTTGATTTTTGCCGCCCGTTGTCAACCGCACTACCACTCGGCGCGCCTGCTGCGCCGCCTTGTTGATGTTGCGCACCATGTTGTTTGGGGTCGTCTGCTTGATCTCGAAGACGTGTCCGTCGAATACCGCGTCGGCATTTTTGAGCGGATCGGGCGGCAACTCGCCGGCAGGATAGAAGTGTCGTTTCACCGCTACATCGTCCTTGTGAATATCCGGCAGCAGGGTCGCCTTGCGGACGATTCCTTTCCCGAGCAGGATGTCCGTCGCGGCGACGTTCTGCGCCTGCTCGTGGTCTCGATGCAGGCAGCTTACTTCTACGACATGCCCTCCGGGGGTCTTCGCATCGAAATAGGTGTTCTCGACCGGGATGTATTCGAGAGCCTTTGCGAACGTTTTACTGCTTATGCCATTGAAATAGGGGTGATTCCTGGGGAACAGCAGTCCGGCCTTCGCCAGATTGGTCTTGAACATATCCGGCAGGTCGTCGGGCATCCGTATGAGCTTCTGCGGTGTCGCGGCACCCGATACGACCCGCACCAGACATCGGCAGTTCCACCCGTTCGGCGGGTAGATCGTATTCCATATCGGGTCGCTCATGGGGCGTTGCAGGCCGTTGAGTGCAGCATGCGAGGCGCGCACGCGGTCGTCGCCGACAGTCACGTAGCGTAACATGGGATCCCCGCCGCGCGCTTCGAGCGACGCCCACTCGGAAGCCGTCTCAGCCGCGCCGATGGCCGTGTCGTATTCGGTACGGAGGTAGTCGACATTGTAGCGGCTGTCGATCTTGCGTGCCTCGGTTTGGAACTCCGAGAAGCTGCGCACGCGCCCCTCGTCGTCGATAAGCGTATCGGTGAGGGCTCGCAGCTGGTGGTGGTTCTTGGCTACGGAGAACTGGTAAACATTGCGACGGAGGTTCTCGACCATTCCGAAGTCTGGTGTGCCGTACTCGGGTGTTATGGCGCGACGTCCGTATCCGTCGAGGAGCGCTTTGCGCAGCTCGTCGTCAGTGAAGGTCATCGACGCTTCGTCGAAGTCGATCTCCTCACCCTCGAAGATGCGGCGCAATGTTTCGGCAGCGACATGCCCTTCGTCTACCTCTGCCCGTACATCCGATCCAGTTCGGCTATGGCCGGGCTTTTTTTTTTGAGTTCAGCCGTTGCGAACAACCCCGCAGCCTGCTGTTTCACGCCCGTAATTTCGATGTTGTATTTCTCCTTGAAATAGGCAGGGTCGACCTCGTAGTTGGCCAGTATCATCTGCTCGATCTGCAACTGTTGTTCGGGCGTGTAGCTCACGGCTTCGTCCCACACAAATTCGTCGTCGTCGGTGAAGGGCAGCCCCATTTCCTGCAACTTGGGCAACAGCTGCCAGTTGACCATCGAGGCGATCATCGCCATGCGGGAGTGTACGACACGGTTGAAGATGTCGAGGTGCGTTTCGGACTGCGAGAGCGACGACCCGTCGTCGATGGTCATCGTCTGGTTGAGAATGGCCTTCGAGATGTTGGTTTGCGCCCGTGCGATACGCTGGTCGAAGACCTGAAAGGCATCTCCGCGCTGCGTTTCGAGGAATTTGATCTCGGTACCTTCGGGGAAAAGGCCGAATGCCGCGGCGCCCATCTGCCGCAGCGCCGACATGATCGTGGCCTTGTCGCTGTCGTCCGTGGAGGTCGTCGTCGCCCACCGCACGGGAATACCGAACAGTTCGCCGAACGAGTCCCAGAATCCCGACATGTTTTTGATGGATATGGCTTCGGGCGCCACTTTGAGCAGGAATCCCAGCGGTTCGTCAGCATTTATGTCGATGAGGAACCGGTTCAGGCGGGGGTTGTTGCGGTAGTCGATACCCATCGACAGGTCGTCATTGATGTCTTTCAACACCAGCCCGTACTCCGGCACGACGTGCTCGCGCGGAATAAGGTGTACGCTGTCGATCGTCCGGCGTCCGCGCATTTCGACGACATTTCCCAGCTCCACGAGTGAATTCCCCCACGCCTCGGCATCGAGGGCGTGGTGCATCAGGTCGCGGAACCACGGGCAGGAGATGATCGAGGTCTTCTCCGGCAGCTCCTTCGCCGTTTTCTCCGAACGAATGTAGAAGCGTCGCTGCATGACGGCCGTCTCGATCTGCCGCATACAACCTTCGACCTGCGTGTTGAGTACGACGTCGGCGTAGACGTTGTAGAGATCCGCCCGCCGGGGATTCTCGACGTCAGCGGCCGCCTCATGCGCCCGCCGCCAGCGTCCGATGTCTTGGCGGTAGAATGCACGTGACTGCTCGTCGATCTCGATCAGCGCGCGGCTATGTTTGCGGATCTCGTGCGCCACGGCCTCCACACGCGTCTGCGGCTTCGGCCTCCGAAAAATATTGAGCAAATCCATATCAATATTCATTTTGCAGTTTCTCTTCGCTTTCGAAGCGTATGCTCGAATAGTATTCGGGGTTCTTTTCGGGATCCGTTCCATCCTCCTCGGGGTCTGTCAGCGACGGTATTCCCGCGCCGACTTTCCCCGCTGCGACCTGTTCGAGCCAGCGTATTGCAGCCTGGTAGCGGACGTAGCGGATGTCGTCGTCCGTCAGACGTCCCGGCAGCGACGAGAAGAGCAGGTAGAGCGTGATGTCGCAGGCGATCATCACCAGGTAGGGATTGCGAGCTTCGCCCGCTTTGTTGAATTCGGAGCCGATGCGATACCGTTGGTAGAGGTAGTTGCGCATTGTCGAACAGGCAGTGCGTGTGAGTGCCTCCATCGACGTGAAGCCTTCGGCCAGTGCGGCGTCGAAGTCGTCTTTGGCGATGATGTTCAGTATGTCTTCTTCGGTGATATACATTTTGCTATGCTGTTTTATACAATGCCTTTCTCTTCAAGTCGTCGGTCGTGACGCCTGCATGCAGCAGACGTTTGCGACGCAGGTATTTGACGTCGAGCGTCGTCCAGACCTTCAACCTGCCGCCGACGTTGAACACGTAGCAGCGTTTTCCCGTTCGTGCGTGCAGCGCCTCGGCCTCGGCGATGGCGCGCATCAGGCGCCAGCGCGCCCATTTGTTGCGGATAAGTTCGAAAAGTGTCATGTCAGTATCTTGAATTTGAATCGCCACGGCTCATCTGTCCGATCATCGGGGAGAATGCGAATGCACGGTCGAATGCCGCCAGATCGGAGATCGCCCGCTCGTCGGCATCGGGGGAGTCGTCGTGCGTGCGGTATCCGGGTTCTATACCCAGCAGTTGACGTGTCCCTTCGATGAAGTCGGCGTTGTTCCGCTCACGCTCGTTGTAGCGTATGCGCCCGTTTTCGTAGTAGGGGTAGACCGACAGCAGGCGATCTATCTTCTTGGTCTTGGGCGACGGCACGACCGAAATATTGAGCTGACGCCCTGCGCGGGCATTGCTCTCGTCGATAGCGCGTCGCAGCGGCTCGTTCCAGAATTGCGATTCGACGCGCCAATGCACGACGACGCCTTGCGGCAGCCGGCTGTCGTAATCCTGAATCCAGTCGAGCGTGCTGTTCATCGTGCGCTGCCGCACGTAGGATGCTATCAGGTACATGCGATGATCGTACAGCCCCCAGATGCGCACGGCGTTGAAATCGTTTTTACCCGAATAGGCCGGATCCCACCGCCCTGTGATGTGCCGGAATTTCGACAGCGACGGCAGCGGCGCCCATACCCTGTCGATCATCTCCTGCGTGAAGACCTTCCCTTCGACCCACGGCCGGTTGTTGTATTCTGCTTCGAAGGCGATCGTACCCAAATCGTGTTCTATCTGTACGAAATGGTCGTCGGGATATTTACTTTCCCAGCGCGGCTTCCGTTCCGGCCCGACGGTCGCATCGACACGGTGTACTATCCATTTGGGATTCCGACGTTCGAGTTCTCCCTGAATCGTCCTGGGTGCGAAGTTGTTGTTCGGTACCAGCAGGCGCCGCACGGGGCCGTCCATCGTCGGGATCAGAGCCGTGAGAATCCAGTTCGCCATCTCGTCCTGCCGCTTCGGATTCTTAACCGTGTCCTTGTCTTCGAGGTCGTCGCAGATGCAGAGGGTAGGCCGTCGCGCACCTTTTCGCAGACCGCGCACCTCCTGGCCCATGCCGAGTGCCGCGCCGATGAATCGCTCGCGGCAGACGAAGTAGTTGTCCGACCATTGGCATGTTCTCTGTGCGCCGAAATCGGCGATCAGACGCTCGTTGCCCGCGAATTCATCGGCTATGTCCCCCAACAGTTTCTTGGCTTTGTCTTCGGTGTTGCCTACCAGTACGAGGTAAATGTCCTCGCCGTTGATCCAGAGCCATAACGGGATCAACACGTCGCAGACGATCGACTTGGCCATGCCGCGTCCCCAGCGCACGAGCACCTTGATCGTAAGGTTGCGTTTTACCTTATTTGCCAGATCAACGTGGAAGTCGGGGGTCTCGGCTGTGGCCAGATGCGGGAAATAGGCCGTGACGAAATACCGGAAGGATGCGCAGGCTTTCCGGATGCGCTCCTGCCGCTCCGCTGCGGCCTGTTCGTTGACCGAACCTTGTGCCCGCGCGATGCGGCACCAGCCGTCCCAACGCTGCAATGCCTTGGCTATGTTACCGCTGCCCGCCATCCTTTGTCAAAGAAGTGATGTATTTGTCCTGTATAATGTTCACCGCCTTGGTGAAATTCTCCCAGAAATCCGTCCGTGAAGACATCGTCTCGCGGATCGCTTCGGCATGTTCGGCGTGCTGCGTCATCCACTGTCCGAAGGCCATGAAACAATCGATGTAATCGACCAGTCCGACCTCTTTGTCCAAGGTCTTGATCGATTTGGTTATGCGTAGCAACTCCGTGGTATCGATACTCGACGAGTCTTCGCTGAGCAGATCGTCGATACGTTGAAGAAGTTTCGCGACCATTTCGTGTCGGGATATGCGCACGCCGGCGCGCTTCTCCTTCCAGCCGTAGCGCTTGACCCACTCGGAGACGGTCGACTCCGAGCGTCCGACCCTCGCTGCGATCTCTTTCTGCGAGCATCGCCGCATGAATAAATATTCGGCAAGATCGATCGTGCTGTCCATCTATTAAACTTTTGAACAAATATAGATGTACAGCAGTATTTAATCTATTATTTGAATATA